ATTGCTAAAAGATTAAATGTGCCACTAGAGGAATATGCTAGATACGTGAAGGAGGATAAATAGTATGAGTACAATTAAGAGAACTTCACGGGAGTCAGAAAAAAAAGCTTCGAAAGAAGCTAAAAAAACCTGGACTCCACCATCCAGTTTGGATGCACCACCTGCACCTAACGGGTACGCCCATAGATGGATACGTACTAACGTTCAAGGTTTTGAAGATACAGCTAATGTATCTAAAAAATTAAGGGAAGGTTGGGAATTTGTTAGAGCTGATCAAATTATAAGTGAGATCGGTGAAAATAAATACCCTTTCTACTCTGAAGGTAAATACGAGGGGTGTATAGGAATTGGGGGCCTTGTGTTGGCAAGGATACCAGAAGAGATTTTGGTTTCACGTGCTGAGTATTTTAATAAAATTACTCAAGAGAGAATGAACGCTGTGGACAATGATCTTATGAAGGAACAACACCCAGACATGCCTATCAATATTGATAGACAGTCAAGAGTGACCTTTGGTGGTAGTCGTAAAAAATAATTTTTTTGCTATTGCTGCTGGGTTATTAAAATAAACTGTTAAAGGAGAAAATAACTATGGCAAATCAACTAGAAAAGTTCGGTCTAAGACCTTACAGAAAACTAGACGGTACACCATTAGTAGGGGCTCAAAACAGATATAAGATTGCAAATGGCTACGGCACTGCAATTTTCCAAGGAGATCTAGTAAGACCATTAACTGATGGTACTGTAGTTAGACACGTTGGAAATACTTCTTATGCTGTTATTGGGGTTTTTAACGGATGTTTTTATAATGATCCAACTACTCAAAAACCGACTTACTCAAATTACTACCCAGGTGGAATTACACCAACTCAAGGGCAGATTACTGCTTTTGTTGTTGATGATCCAGATGCGGTATTTTTGGTTAATGCAGATGCGGTTTTTGCACAGGCGAATCTATTTACAAACTATTCGTTAAGCGTTGCTAATGGAAGCACAACAACAGGAATATCAGAAATGCAATTAGACGTGAACGTTACAGGTACAGCGGGCACATTTGCAGTTCAGGCAATTGATATATCGCAAGATCCAGAGAATGATGATCAAACGACTTCAAATGCTAACGTTCTTGTTAGAATCAACAATCATTTCTACCGTCAAGGTGGAACGGGACTATAATAGGAGTATTAAATTATGGCTATATCACGAGCACAACTAGTTAAAGAACTAGAGCCAGGTTTGAATGCACTATTCGGCCTGGAATATAACAGATATGAGAATCAACATGCTGAGATTTTCGTAACTGAAACTTCAGACAGAGCTTTCGAAGAAGAAGTAATGTTAAGCGGTTTCGCTTCTGCACCAACTAAACAAGAAGGTGCTGGAGTAGTGTTTGATCAAGCAGGTGAAACTTTCACAGCTAGATACAACCACGAAACAATCGCTTTAGCATTTGCTATTACTGAAGAAGCAATTGAAGACAACCTGTATGACAGATTAGCTGCAAGATACACAAGAGCTCTTGCAAGATCTATGTCAAACACGAAGCAAGTTAAAGCTGCTAATGTATTAAATAATGCACAAGTAGCTGCAGTAACTGGTGGAGACGGTGTTTCATTAATTAATGCAAACCACCCACTAGCAACTGGAGGCGTTTTCGCAAACGTTTTAGCAGTAGCTGCAGACCTTAACGAAACTTCATTAGAGCAATCGTTAATCGATATCGCTGGATTCGTAGATGAAAGAGGATTAAGAATCGCTGCTCAAGGTAGAAAAATGATAATTCCAAAAGAATTACAATTTACTGCTGAGAGATTGATGAAATCACCTCAAAGAACTTCGACTGCAGATAATGATATCAATGCAATTGTAAGCATGGGAATGGTACCAGAAGGTTATTCAGTGAATAACTTCTTAACTGATACTGACTCATTCTTCTTATTGACTGATGTACCTAACGGATTAAAACATTTCGTTAGATCACCAATCAAAACTGCGATTGAAGGTGACTTCGATACTGGTAATGTAAGATTTAAAGCTAGAGAAAGATATTCTTTTGGATTCTCAGATCCAAGATGTATTTTTGGTAACGGTAACTTACCAACTTAATAGCTTAAATACTTAACTGTATTAAATTTAAGGGGCGGTGTTCACATCGCCCCTTTTTTTATGTATAATGAAAAGACCTAGAAAATAATAATTTTGTAGACTGACTAGGCAGACGCTATAGAGACTACATTATTTAACCGCTATAGAGGAGAAAATATTATGGCAAGAACAACGTTTGACGGACCAGTAAGATCATTAAATGGTTTTATAGGAACAGGTCCAAGTATGGCACAATCAATAACTGGAACAGTTGATGGTGGCACAGACAATACAGGTATTGATAGATACCAAGGTAAAATTATCCAAATTGGAGATGCAAACACTGTATTCAATTTACCTTCAATTATTGACACTGCTGATAGTGTATCATCAGGCCCAGGAGGAGATCCTAATAATGCAAACAGAGTTGGACTTATGTACGAATTTATTGTTACTTCAAGTTTGACTGGTGGAAACACTTTTGTTTTAAATGCTGGAACTGCAGCAGGTAGAGCAACAGCTGATGTATTCAGAGGGATGGCAATCTACAATAACACAGCAACTGATCCAGGAGCTGTAACTGCATTTACTGCAGGTGGGACTGATACTCTTACATTAACAGCTACAACTAAAGGTGGACTAGAAGGTGCTCAAATTCAATGTAGAGCAGTTGATGGTTTAATCTGGCAAGTTAGTGCACAATTGATTGGTAATGGAACATTTGCTAATCCTTGGAGCTAATAAATAATTAGTGGCTCTCTTCGGAGAGCCACAACTTAGGAGAATTTATGTTTAGAGGAGATATACAAGCTACTCGATCAACCGCAGGAAACACAGGAACTGCAGTAATTTCACAACCAATAAGACTTAAAGGAATCATTGTTGCTAATGATGGTGTTGGTGCTGGTCTTTTAGAATTAACTACCACTTCAAATACTGGAACAACTTTATTTATTGCAGATTGCCCTAATGGTGATGTAATTAATTTTTCTTTTCCAGACGATGGTATTTTATTTCCTAAAGGAATTTTTGTTAAAACAAAAACAAATATTGAAGCTTATACATTATTAACAGACAAGTTTTCTGGTCCTAATTTAACAGGAAGTAATGGTTAATGGGTGGTTCTAGTTTTTCATCAGACCAGTCGGTAGCACACGCAACAGCTACAGCTCAAATGGTTGCACAAAATCAAAGAGCAAGATTAACTTCTATTCAAGGAAAAGGTGCTACAAATGGATCTATTATATTTAGATCTGGTGGAGCAACTGGAACTATTATTGCAACTTACTTATTTGATACTGAAGGATTAGATATGTATTTACCTGGTAATGGAATTTTATTTTTAGATGGTATTCACGCAACTATAGCTAATACTGCTGGTGTAACAATAACATTTACTTAAAATGGATTTGGAATATTATTCAGATATTCTGGAATTAAAAAGAGGTGGTGACGTTCAACCACCAAAAACAAAAAAATATTTTAGAGCAACAAAATCTGGTGCAGGCATGACCAAAGCTGGTGTTGCAAAATATAGAAGAGATAATCCTGGATCAAAATTAAAAACTGCAGTTACTGGTAAAGTAAAGCCTGGGTCAAAAGATGCCAACCGTAGAAAGAGTTTTTGTGCTAGAAGTTTAGGACAAATGAAAAAATTTCCAAAAGCTGCTAAAGATCCTAATTCAAGATTGAGACAAGCGAGACGTAGATGGAAATGTTAGCGTATGTCTTATTTAAATGCTAATATACCACCTATATATTGTAAAATAAAAAAGGAGTATTTATATGATCTTAAAAAACATCACGGAGAAAGTGAAGACTGTGTTATCTTCGCTATTACTAGTATATCAGGACGTGCAATCTTATTTAATATCATGTTACCAAACGGTGCGTGTTTTTGGAGATTGCCTATCTCAGCGTTTTTCCAAAAATCGTATGATCGATCCAAAGTGCCAGATATGCATGTACACGAGCTGGAATTGTGGAACTGTTTTAGTTACTGGCCTAGTATTACTTGTTTTGATTGGTTGGATG